GTTCTATGACGAAAACCTTGAGAAGCCAATCACGATTTCGTTTGAAATGAGCGTTCCTGTGGCTGGACCGGTTCAAGTTTATTCGTCAAATGGTTCTGCTCACCAATTCGTTACTTCCGTTAACGCGGTTATCGTCAATCAGTTTGCCAAATACTCAGTAACAGTTAGTCCAAAAGCGCATACGGCAAGTACAACTGTTTCGACAATTGAGTTCTATGGAACGTATGGAACTGGCCGTATCCCGACGATTCGTAAATTACAAATTGAAGCGGGCACAAAGGCTACCGCTTGGAGTCCAAGCCCTCGTGATACAAAGGCTGCAATTGACGCCAATGCTTCTGCAATTCAAACGACCCAAACAAAAGTTGACAATATCGATGGTCGGCTAACCACTGCTACAGATTCGATTACGTCACTAAATTCGCGCATGTCTACAGCCGAAGGAAATATCAACAGCACAAATACTGCGGTTGGTGGACTTTCGACACGCATGGCAACCGCTGAGGGCAAGATCACCAATCAAAGTGATTCAATTGCATCGCTACAAAATAGCGTCACCTCAATCAATGGAACACTGGCAAACAAAGCCGATTCAAGCGCGGTCAATAACTTAACTAGCCGAGTGGAAACAGCCGAGGGCAAGATTTCAAGTCAAAGCGGGCAGATTACTTCGCTTAGCAATAGCCTTGATCTAACAAACAGTAACTTGAACGACGTAAACGTTCTGGCGCGACTGTTATCTCTTGGCAAGCCTCTACGTGACGACCCTACTTTTAAACTGGGTATGGGTGGATTGGCACCATATGCTCTACAGTCAGGCTCTACATTAACAAGACAAGCGGTATCGGCTGACAATCCAACAGAATCTACATATGAGGTTTTATTAAGAGCCACTACCACTTTAGGTTCAGGCTGGTATCCAAACAACCCTACTGTACTCGGTGGACCAAACAAAGCGTTCTTGGTTAAGCAAGTAATTAAGATGCCTACTGGTCAAAGAGTCTATCCATACAACAATCCACTCGGTACTGGTGGCTTTGTCCGTATGTTAGGTAATGCAGAGGGAACGGGTAAATTTGAAACTTATTATTCTATTATTCAGTGTGGTCCTGATGCTAGTAAGTCTATTCAAGGTCACTTTAGAGTAATTAATAGCACTAACCCGCCAGTTCCTACAACAAGTAATCCAGTTGATGTAATTCTTGCCTCTTATGAAGTATTTGACGTTACCGCAGTAAATGACACTATTCCTAAAGCATATAGTGATGCCATTTCTGCAAATGCAAACGCGATTAATAGCTTATCGAATAGTGTCACTCAGCAGGGTAATACTATTACTTCTCATAGTAATTCTATTACATCCTTAAATAACAGCATCACAAGCATTAATAGCTCACTTACAAACAAAGCCGATGCAAGTGCGCTAAATAACCTTTCGAATCGTGTGACAGCGGCAGAAGGAAACATTACAAGCCAAGGCAATTCTATTACAAGCTTAAATAACACGCTTACGAATAATGACTTGTCGAATCTTGTTCTCAATCCTGACTTCATCGATCCTAAAAATGGATGGACGTCAGGCGTAATTGTTGATGCTACTGATGCAGCGCCGAATCCACCGTCGCTAAAAGCATTAAAACTCAATAACCGTGATAGCTATTACGGTCCATTCGTAAAATGCAATGTTGGTGACATGTTTTATGTTTCCGCGTGGTTTGCAACGCCAAATACATCAGCAACCGCTTCCGCAGTAATTGGATTTAATACCCGAAATAGTGCAGGTACTTATACATGGTACACAGTAGCAGTTAAATCGACCGACAAGAATGCTTGGGGCTTTGTGGAAGGTTATTTCACGGTTCCTGCGGGTATGGTTGACATCCGACCTTGGCTACAAGTGAGCATTGCTGCGTCAGAAGCAGCGGGGCAGCAATGGCATGTTACGAATATTCAAGTTCGTAACATTACTGGTAACAAGAAGTTAGCAACTGACTTACAAGCAACATCGTCTGCATTAAGTACGCTTGATTCCAAAGTTACCAACATTGACGGTCGTGTAACTTCTGCATCAAACAGCATTGTTTCTCTTAACAATAGCGTTACGAATATCAATACCGCACTTTCTCAAAAAGCGGATGCTGCGGCTCTCAATTCGCTTTCTAACCGGGTAACCACTGCCGAAGGGAATATCACCAGTCAGGGTAATTCAATTACATCATTGACTAACTCGTTAGCTGTGAGCGGAAAAGGTGGAACTAACCTTCTCATCAAATCTAATGTTGTTGGTACTTATGATGGCATTTCATATCCGCATCATACTTACAAACTCGGTGAAGATTGGGAAATTGGGGCTACATATACTTTAATTTGGTGTGCCGAGCACAAACGTGGGACAGGCGATACAAACTCATCACTTGCTGTATACGAAGGTGGTGGCTCACAACATCTCCAAGCTGTAGTAAATACAAATGGTAAGGTTGTCAGCAAAGTTACCTTTGTTAAAAACAGCGCAGTTGCCTCTGGCCCAATTATCCACTTCTACATGCTCAACCGTCCGACAGCCGACAAGGGTAGTGTTGGTACGGTTTATTGGGCGGTGCTTGTAAAGGGCGATGTACTCACGACTGATGCTTGGATTCCGAGCGCTTATGATTATATCCCTGATAGCAACGCAAACGCTTCTGCTATCACCAACCTCACTAACACAGTCACACAGCAAGGTAATACTCTTACGTCTCATACGAATAGTATTACTTCACTGAACAACAGTATCACCAGTATCAACGGCGTTTTGAATACTAAAGCCAATACTTCTGCTGTTTCAGATCTCGATAGTCGTGTTACAGATGCAGAAGGGAAGATTACTGCAAATACATCTTCAATCACTAGCCTTACAGCAAATTTAAAAAGCACTTCAAATGGCATCACCATGTCTGCATCAATTGATGTGGATCCAGATAGTGAATGGATTTACTGGACCAAAAATGGTGAAGTTGTGAGAGCTGATGACACATCTGCACTTGGAGGAAAAGTCTATCGATTTGGTAATAATGCTGGTAACGACCATGTGAACGCCAGATCAAAAGCCAAACTTCCTTTTGATCAAAATAAAACGTACCGCATCCGTGCTAGATACCGTCGAGTCAGTGGAACGGGAACCATTTATTGTGCGGTGTTTGGAATTGCAAAAGATGGTGTTTCACATGTTAATTCCAGCAATACAGTGACCACTGATGCTGGCTCTTCTAACTATTTTGTTACAAACCAAGCGCCTGCACTTAATGCATGGCAAGAGGTTACGGTATATGTCAAAGGTCGAGCAGCAGGAGCAGCTACAGGAGGCTGGACTTTAGATAATCCTCGTCAACTGCCAAATGCTACGGCATTTATAAGTGTCCAATTCCTTGCGAACTACTCTAGTGCAGCAGGTGAAGTAGATCTGGATTACCTTATTATTGAGGATGCTGACGCGATTGCTGCCAATGATGCTACTGCGAAAGCTTTATCTTCACTTGACACTCGGGTGACTACTGCTGAAGGTAAAATTACTTCTCAAGGTAATTCAATTACCCAGTTAAACAACAGCATCACAACCATTAATGGCACTTTATCAACGAAGGCAGATAGTTCAGCACTTACAAACCTAGCCAACCGGGTAACGACAGCTGAGAACTCTATTACTAGCCAAGGTTCAAGCATTACCTCCTTGAATAGCTCTGTAACTGGAATATTGAAAGATATTGAAGTTACAGATACCCGCTCAACCAACCAACCGCCATCGTGGTATTGGTCAAATTACCCGAAACGGATTGTTCGTGAATTTAAACAGGCCTCAACAATCGGTCTATCAGGAATGGGGACATATGTTTCGCTTGAAACATACGTTTATTATAGCGACGCTACTGGTGGACCTATTATTCAAATTGCACGTGGCACAGATTCGAAACTGACCGCCGAACGCCGAAGTACAAGTACATCAACATGGGGTACTTGGGTACAAGACATTAAGGCCATAAGTGATGGGCTTGCAAATAAAGCTGAAGCTTCAGCACTTTCATCACTTGACTCAAAAGTGTCGGTTATTGATGGGAAAGTTTCTACACAGGCCTCAAGTATTACTACTCTGCAAACAACAGTAGGCGGTAATACAGCCTCAATTCAATCTCAACAACAATCAATTGATGGCCTGAAAGCAAGAGCAACATTGAAGCTGCAATCTGGCAATCTGGTTGGTGGCGTTGGTATTGAAAATGATAGCAAAACGGTTGACTTCATCATTCAAGCAAATAAGTTTGCGATTGGTGCACCTTCTGATGTCACTAGTGCTGTTACACCAAAATACGCTTTTACTTATCAATCCACCCCAACGACTTTGCCTAACGGCACAGTCATTCCTGCTGGCTTGTACTTAGACAGCGCGTCTATTAGCTATATCAACGCCAACAAAATTTATGCAGATAGTTTAAGTGCTATTAGTGCAAATCTTGGTACCTTTACCTCATTGGCAGATCAATCAAAACCAAATGGTGCTAGGACTGTAATTAGTGGTGAGAGGATCGAAGTTTACGACGAAAACAATGTTATGCGTGTACGGATTGGGAGATGGTAAATGCCCACAGGAATGATAATAAATTCTGAATCAGGGGAAGTTGTTTTTGATGGAACTGTGAAGATCCCTAAAATACTAGGGAAGGTTCTAATCGAGAATGGACAAACTTCAGCAGTATTAAACCTTAACAAGCCACTTGATGGCACGATGTTTTTTATTCCAAAAGGATTAGCAACTACAGTCGATCCAATCTATGCCCCTTTGGGAATTAACTATGAAGTAAGTCTTAGTTCTAACAAGCAGGTTGTAACGGTTAAATACATCGCGACCAGTGAGCAGCCAAAAGCAGGGACTGATTTTGAAGTTTATATTGGTGAATATTGATGGATAACTATTTCTTAGTAAAGAATGACTTCATAAATGCTATTGATGATGACTATTTCAATCTTGCATTTATTAGAAAACAACGTTTTAACTTCACATCTGAACCTGGGATTACCTATTACTATCGTACTTTTGAAGTAGATATAACAGGGATAGATTTTCCTGTTATTGCAATTAGTTGTGTTTGTCCTTCTGCTTATTTAAGTATGAAAGCCAATACGCTTTCTATTGTTTGCTCAGCAAGTAATTATGATGGTGTGGCTAATTCAGTTAGCAATTTAAATAATTCATCTAAGTATTTAGATGTGTTTGTTTTTGGTCGATTGCCTAGAAGCAGTATTCCAGAACATGGTATTGGTGTAGTCTGTTTAGATGCATCAAGTAAAGTAGTTTATTACAGTGGTGCAGAGTATTTGAAACCCATAAAAATGTTTATTGATCCCAATACTTATCGACCAATGTTTAATTCAAACTACAATACTCAGGTCGAGTATTTGCCGATTGGCAAGTCTTATGCATGTATTCCCTTAAATAGAGTAAATACTGTTTATTCGGAGTGGACGCCTGAAGGTCAAGATGTCATAGCAATGTCATCAGTTTGTGCTATTGAGGGCAATACTATTACTTATACCTCAAATCAGGTGCAAGTCGCACAAGATATTAGTGCTGTTTACAATGGATATTGTAGACATATGTACATGTTAATCGATGTATCGAACTATTAATAAACCTTTAATTATCAGCACCCAATTCGGGTGCTTTTTTATTGCCTACGATCTGGAGGATGGCATGCATGAACGATCAGACAAATAGTGTAGTTGGAGCAGCTGCAAGCACGGCTGCCGCGACTGCAACAAAATTCACTTATGGTTATGTAGTGGGAGGGAGCTTGATCGGTGTTATTGGCAAAATTGATTGGGCTGTAGTCTTTTCGATTTTAATCGGTATCGCAACCTTTCTGACGAATCTCTATTTCAAAAAAAGAGATGATAAGCGTAAGGATGAGATTCACGAGCTACAAACGAAGCAATATGAGCTAACTAAGAAACGATTGGAAGGGGGTTCAGATGACAAGCGAACAGACTAGAGCTTATCTGGCTTTTGCACTTGTGGCGTTAATGTTCGTACTGGTTATTGCTTTATTTTTTGTGAATATGCCACGTGAGAACAGCAATTTAATTAATACAGCATTGGGTTTCATTGCGGGGGCAATGACAACTGCCTGTGGATTCTATTTCGGAAGCTCTGACCAGGAAAAGAAAAATAAAACTGAGGAATCAACTGAGCAGTAATTAACTTAACTCTAAATGCCGCCTACGGGCGGTTTTTTTATAACTGAAGGAAAACGAAATGAATATCGAACAATATCTTGAAGAGTTGATCAAGCGTGAAGGTGGATACGTAAATAACCCGGCAGACCGTGGTGGTGCAACTAAATATGGCATCACACAAGCTGTTGCGCGTGAAAATGGCTGGAATGGCAATATGAAAGATTTGCCGCTTGAATTTGCAAAAAGTATTTATAAAAAACAATACTGGTTGGAACCGCGTTTTGATCAGGTAAATGCACTTAGTCCATCTGTTGCTGAAGAATTGTTAGACACAGGAGTGAATTGTGGGCCTAACTTTGCAAAGCCTCTTTTACAACGTGCTTTAAACCTGCTCAATAATCAAGGTAAAGCTGGTTGGCCTGATTTGAAAGTAGATGGTGTTTATGGCTCGGCTACACTGGGTGCTTTAAAAACTTATTTATCAAAACGCGGGAAAGACGGCGAGAAGGTGTTAGTACGCGTGCTCAATATCATGCAAGGTCAACGCTATATTGAAATTTGTGAACATAATCCAAAACAGGAACAATTTTTCTATGGCTGGATTTCTAATAGAGTGGTGATTTAAATGACTCAAGCAGAAAAAGTAACTGAGCTTACTCCTTATCTTGAGTACTGGAGCAGTGGCATCTATATGTTTAAGTGCCCGGGTTGTAAATATTTACATCCATTTCATGTGAAAGAAGGTGCACATCATAATGGCAGTACTTGGGGTTTTAATGGCGATATAAATAAGCCAACGTTTACACCTTCTTTACTTGTTAATGACCATTGCCCAGCGAGTCGCTGTCATTTGTTTTTGACTGATGGAAAGATTCAATTCTTATCAGATTGTCATCATGAGCTCGCTGGACAAACTGTCGACATGGTACCGATAGATGTTTAAAGTTTTATTGCTGTGTATTCTGCTTTCCGGATGTTCAGCTCATACGATCAATAGTAATGTGAGTGTAGCCATTTGTGTAAAAGCCCTCTAAGGAGGGCTTTGTTTGAGAAAATATTTGCTCATTTTTAATAAAATCAATTGATTTTGAGCAA